CAATATAGTCTGTAACTTACCTTTTATACTTTTATTATTCAAAGTATTTTTCAGACCCATGTGTAGATTCTTGGGCCAGCACTCAAACGCGGTCCAGCAATAACCTGAATGTTCCTCATTTAGTTTAGGAATGAATTCTGCATCTATGGCCACGAGATATGTGTGGAAGAAGAACTTCTGATCGTTTGACGTGAACATTTCTAATGGTATAACTTTCTTGAATTTAGGTAAACTGCCTGTTTCTTCCTCTATCTCACGCTTCAGTCCCTCGAAGGCACTTTCCGTGAATTTGCTTTTACCGCCAACCAATCCCCACATGCCTTGTGTTTTCCGATCAGTCCTCTGTAGGAAAAGGAAACGTTTGGTGCTGGTAGCGTAGAACAGGGCACCCGAACAGACTATGTTTTCTTTCATGCTATATTATAACAACTATGGGGTTGTAGCGTCAAGGCTTGAGTTGTATCCTGGATCTGCCCCACCATCTAGCACTATGCTCCAATTACCTTGTGTGTACACACCCTCATAGGATTTGACCCATTCTGTGCCATTGAACCTGTACTGTATACCCGTGTTAAGATTGGTCACGTAGTGTTGTGTGCTGTCAGGATTTGATGCATCAAAGGCCACGTTCCATTTTGATGTTGAACTGTTGTATTCTATGATGTCTCCAACGCTGGCTACCAGTGTGCCCCAGGTTTGGCTTTGGAAACTGGCAGTGCTGTCTCCAACGTCATTGATCACCAGATACCTGTCACCATTCACAGGTGTGCCTGGATCAAATGTTGCTGGATTTATTATTTTTTTGACTGCTGTAAGAGAATTGCTTGGTATCGTGTCGCCATCAATTGTGTACAATAAAATCGTATCATCAAGTGTTGACGTTGCTATGGTACCAACTATCTCATTTCCGTTTGGTTGTGTCAATCTTATCTGTGATGTGCCGTTTGTTACTTTGCCATATTGATCTAACAGCACCTTCCAGTTAACCGCTGGTCCAAATGTTTCGAAAGGATCATAGTTGCTTGGTTCGTTCGCACCTGTTTGGAATCCATCTCCTCCTGATTTAACATTTGTGCCTGTTGAGCCTAATAATCTTAGTTGGTTACCTGTAACTAATAATCCAAAGTTGTTTGGTGTGATGTAACTCCTCGATGTCAGTTCCCCGTCTATCAATCCTTTCGCTATGCCGCCATCGTCGTCGTATATGCTCATTATGATCTTTTGTACGACACCCAGTTTCTTGACTTTCACCGGTGGTGATAACCATATTGGCATACTGAATGTCAGTGTTGCAACATCAATCTCGGAATCCGCACCTACTGGTATGGTCCTCGAACTAAACGTTGTACCTGTCAATTCAACGTAACTCAAACTGGTCCAGTCGATGTAGTTGTCTGTTTTCTGTATCTCGAAGTCTGGATTGAATAGATACAATATCTGTTCCATTATCTGTAGTTTCTGATCCGTGTTTGTGGTCCAGATGTCTGCTGACACTTCCATCCTGAACGGAGATGGCATCACTTTCTCTACAGTGTATCCTGCACCCATCTCGTTGGTGTAGTTGCCGTCTGCATCTATGCCTCTTTCTCTCAAATGCTGTTTCTCTATGTGATAAGGATTCTGCATCCTTTCCCTGTCGTAGTTTAATTCCCTTACATACGCCGCTATCCTCGGTGCATACTGTAGTGCGTTCTCTGAATTGTTCCTGATGATGTTTGCGACCTGCCTCGTTGGATCTCCATACACCACCGGCACTGCCCTTAGTTGAACTGAACCGTCACTGCCTTTGCCCGTCTCCACTGAGAAGTTACTCAATATCCTAATGAATTGAGTGAGGAATTTCCTAACCTGTCCTTCGTAAAAGTGTAGCATCCTTAATTGTCAGCCTTTGGTTTAAGTGCATCTGTCAATGACTGCCTCTGTTTGACCGTTAATCCGTTTATTGTTGATTCCGTTGTGTTGTTAACGAAACTTGTTTTGTAGTTGCCTCTAGAATCATTGTTCGTTGTAGTTATTCTAACACTGTCCTCGATTTTGACCCATCTGACTCCGTCATAACGGAACAATCTGTTGGGTAAGAAATCTGTCCTCAAGAAATAATCGCCTTGGTCAACGCCAGACGTTGGGAATGTGATGCCAAATCCTGCCGGGTTTCCGTTGGGTGCAACGCCGTCTCCATCCAGGTAGAAACCATAGTGAGAACTTGCTGGTGTGTCTATTGTGGCATTCACCGTGTTATCACTGCTGGCCCTCTGTGCTTCTGTGTTCACATTTTCAGTTCGTATATTTCCTCTTTCATCGATTGGTGCAACATAGTATTGCTTGTAGTTGAATCCCGCCTTTGGTGCATCCTGCTCTGCCTGTGCAACGATCTGATCGTTAATGGTTTTCTCCTTGTTGTATGTGCTCATGTAACTGGCAACTGATCCTGTGGTTGTTGCATCGCCTATGATGTCTTTGAATTCTTGTGAATCCACTAGAGTTTTCATTTTCAATCTCAACAGATGTGGCCACCAAGTCTGCGAGAATCCTTCCGCCGCCCTGTTAACATCTTCAACGACGTAATATCTTTTCAGTGCGATTGGCACACTCTCGTCTAGTGAATAATCTTCCTTCATGTGTGGGAATTCTATGACATCACCACTCATTGGTTTCCTGCCAATCCTTTCCACGATATCGTTCAAATGCACTGTAAGGAATAGTGTGTCATTCTGTAGGAACATACCAAACTGGGAAAGGTTGAAATCTGCATCTTGCACATTGTATATTCCTCTGACTGTGTATACATCGCTTGAATATTTCCTATCCCTATTTTCTAGAAATAGTAGATCCTGAATGGTCGTCTCGTTTAAATCACTTCCTGTCACCCTAGGCTGACTAGGTGATGCCGCACCATCTTTGTTTGTGTCTCCCTGATCGTATGGACCAAGGTATTTGTGTAGGTGTAGGTCCGTGCCACCCACTGTGAACATCTCTTTGATGTTGCGGTCAAAGAACTTGTAGTCATTGCCTTTTTCAGGCTTAAAAATGGATAATCTTGGCATATCACACATATTTATTGCACAGGCAACGACTATAAATATGAGTATGTCAGAACTACAAACAGGACAACAAGAAATTTTCGATTACGTTAAGAACAATCTTGGTGACGGGATGATTGACGTTGAATTAGACCCAAAACACTATCAAACGGCACTGGAAAGAGCAGTGAATAAATTCAGACAGCGATCATCAAATGCTGTGGAAGAATCATATGCTTTCCTTGAATTGAAGAAGAACCAGAACACCTACATACTGCCAGATGAGATCATCAATGTGAGAAATCTTAACAGGAGGACCGTGGGATCAAGGACTGAAGGTGGAGAGGGTGGTACATTGTTCGAACCATTCAACCTGGCCTACACAAACACGTATCTTCTGAGGGCAGGTGCAACAGGCGGTTTGGCAACTTACTATGCCTTCGCATCGTACCAAGAACTGGTTGGCAAGATGTTTGGTAGTTTCATACAGTTCCATTTTGACGTGGCAACTAAAAAATTGACTATAACACAAAGACCTAGAGCGGACGATGAGACAGTGCTGATGCACACAGACAACTACAGACCAGACATCACACTGTTCAAGGACATCTATTCTAAACCGTGGATCAGAGATTACACTCTCGCTGTGTCTAAGATTATGCTAGGTGAGGCCAGGGGCAAGTTCAACACCATTGCAGGACCACAGGGTGGCACAACACTGAACGGTGATGCATTGAAGCAAGAAGGCCAAGCAGAGATCGAAAGATTGGAAGCGGACATTGGAAATTTTCAAGAAGGTGGAACACCACACAGTTTTGTTATTGGTTAATTGACCAAGATCTCCATTTAAATACCCTGCAATGAAAAATTCCAAATACAAAAAATATTCTGACCTCTCGCTGGATGAACTGGAAAAGTTGGTAGAGGAGTTGGAAATCATGAGCATAAAAGCGTTGAAAGAACGCAAGAAGACCTTGAGAGCATCCATATTGAGATCTGTGAGAAAAGCAATCAAAGAGATTGAAAAACGTCTAAAAAAATAGTATAATAAACCTTATGCTGATAGGTGTAGTAGGTTTAATAGGTTCTGGCAAAGGCACTGTGTCTGACAGGCTGGTAGAACAACACGGATATCAAAAAGACAGTTTCGCCAAGAGTCTCAAAGATGCCGTGGCATCAATGTTCAATTGGGATAGAAATTTATTAGAGGGCGACACTGACGCCAGCAGGCAATGGAGAGAACAGCCGGATACTTTCTGGAGTGAAAAATTTGGCAAACCCACAACGCCAAGATGGGTGTTGCAGTACTTTGGCACGGAAGTGATGCGAGGCCAGATGTACGACGGTATTTGGGTAGACAGTTGCATTGGCAGATACAAAGGACAAAACACCGTGATAGCAGACACAAGGTTTCCCAATGAAGTGAAACAGATCAGAGAACGTGGTGGCAAGATCATACTCGTAAAAAGAGGACAAGACCCCGACTGGTTCGTTGATTACACAGAGGGCAACATAGAACCAAAAGGTATACACTCCTCAGAGTACGCTTGGGCAAAAGAAGAGTTTGATTTCGTCATTGAGAACAACGGCACCAAAGAAGAATTATACGCCAAGATTGACGACCTAATCGTCAGCGACAAGATCACCAACACGCCATCCCAATCTACGGGTACTGCCCAACCTCTGGCAATTGGCGCAAACAGTTTTTAAGTTAGTAGCAGAAGTATTCCTCAGATCACCGTCAACGAACAGCACATCCAGTTGTAATTTGTCTTGTGCTTTGAATCCACATAATTCACATTTTTTGTGTTTCTTGTAGCCCGATCTTTGCAGTGCGGTCACGCCTCCCACACGCTTGCCGGCCCGTTTCCTGATACAGGTGTCGCACCGACTACGCCAATACACCCGGCCGTATCTCTTGTAGGCGTAGGCCCTGGGTTTGGTCTTGCACTCCTTACACAACGGTCTGTCCTTGTACTGCATGTGTGTATTTACGTCGCCTATATAGGCACCTGGAAAACGGTAAATTATGTCGCTAAAACCATACGATTGAATAAATAACTCTAGTATATACGTAACTTGCAAGGAGAATACGAAAAATGGCATTAACATCACCAGGAGTAGAGGTTTCAGTAATTAACGAAAGTTTCTACGTACCATCAGATGCGGGTACAACACCACTATTCATAGTAGCATCATCACAGGACAAGTCAAATGGGGCCGGAGACGGGACTGCTGTAGGAACAACTACTGCCAACGCCAACACCGCTTATTTGATCTCGTCTCAGAGAGAATTAACAGAGACTTTTGGAGATCCAAAATTCTACACAGACGCATCAGGAAATTCATTGAACGGTTATGAGTTAAATGAATATGGCTTACAAGCGGCCTACAGTTTCCTAGGAGTTGCCAACAGAGCATACGTCCTAAGAGCGAACGTGGACACAGCAGATTTAGTTGGAAGTGCTACGGCACCAACAGCGGCACCAACAGATGGCACATACTGGTTTGACCTTGCATCAAGCAGTTATGGTTTATTTGAGTGGTCAAAAACTAATCAATCATTCACAACAATTACTCCAACACTTATCACTTCAACAAGTGACCTAGTTGGCGGTGTCTCAACTGGTGCACCAAAAACTTCAATAGGTGTAATTG